AAGCTGAAGCTGCAAAGAGAGATAAGATTTTCTATGCACTTACAATTGTAGCGGCATTTGTAGTATTTGCTTTAGGTAGTTCAGGTCTAATATGGGGTGCAGCCATACTTGCACAAGAAGTAAAGTAGTATGGAGACATACTGTAATAATATGTTACTTGACAGTGAAAAGCTACTTGAGTATACTTTGTCTTATGACAACACAAGGAAAAGATAATGATGCAATTCAAAGGATTTAAACCTGATGCCCTGCAGCGTATTGCAGGTACTTTAGGCTATCAGGGTGATATGAATGGTTTCAATGACTACCTAAGTCAAAACCCTGACAAGATGAATACTATGAATATGTATCAACAAAAAGCTATGCAAATGGCAAGTGGTGGTTACGTAAAAAAGTATGCAGAGGGTGGTTCTGTAACAGATGAAGAGGAAAATACTACAGTAACTATTCCTTCTATTACAGAACTACAAGCCAATCGTGCTATAGCCCCTACACTTTTGCCCGGTGCTACAGTTCAACCTGTAGGTACAGTAGGTACACCAGAGCAATTTGTAGCGCCTACAAGTGGTCAGGTAGCTGGTGATATTATTACACCTACTACTACAGCTACTACTGTAACTGCCGATACACCTACTGCAGTAGATACAAATCTTATGGAGGCCGAAAAGGTATCCGAAAAAGTTGGTGAAGTAGTTTCTCAAACGGCTGCGGCACAAGGAACGGTAGACCCACGTGCTATAGTAGATGCACAAGCTGCTACCTCAACTAGTGTATCCGAGCTTGAAGCTGCGCAAGGCAAAGCTATTCTTATGGAAAACCCTGTACAACGTAAGGTTGAGGAGGGTGAACTGGTAAGTGGTGTAGCTAATGCTGAAACTGCCGCTAAGTTTACTGAAGAACTACAAGCTGCAGAAGCTACCCCTACTAAACAAGCTACTGTACAAGGACAACTTGAAGGGTTGATGCAACAGTTTGAGGGTGGTAATACACCAGCATGGGCTGCAGGTGCAATGAGGGCAGCTACTGCAACTATGTCGGCCCGTGGCCTTGGTGCATCCTCTATGGCTGGTCAGGCTATTATACAAGCCGCTATGGAATCTGCACTGCCAATTGCTTCAGCCGATGCACAGACACTTGCACAGTTTGAGTCACAGAATCTTTCTAACCGTCAGCAACGTGCTATGCTTGCGGCACAACAACGTGCTACATTTATGGGCATGGAGTTTGACCAAGCTTTTCAATCTCGTGTAATGAATGCAAGTAAGATTAGCGACATTGCTAACATGAACTTTACTGCAGAACAGCAGATAGCTTTGGAGAATAGCCGGAATGCTAACACGGTAAACCTTTCTAATTTGAATAACCGTCAAGCTCTTGTAATGTCCGAGGCTGCAGCATTAGCCAATATGGATATGGCAAACTTAAACAATCGTCAGCAAGCTGCCGTAATGAATGCTCAGTCTTTCTTGCAAATGGACATGGTTAATCTAAACAATGAACAACAGACTAGCATGTTTAAATCACAACAACAAGTACAGTCTTTGTTTACGGATCAAGCTGCCGCTAATGCCGCTGCACAGTTTAATGCTACAAGCCAAAACCAAACAGATCAGTTCTTTGCTAACTTAACTACACAAGCATCACAGTTTAATGCGGCACAAACTAATGCACAGAACCAGTTCAATGCAGGTCAAGTCAATGCTCAAGATAGGTTTGCATCTGAGATGATGAACCAGCGTGACCAGTTTAACGCACAGAACAGATTAGTTATTGATCAGAACAATGCAAACTGGCGTAGACAAATTGCAACTGCAGATACTGCAGCTATTAATCGTGCCAACGAATTAAATGCAGCTTCCGTACTTGGTATATCTAACACTGCTTATAATGATCTTTGGTCATACTACCAAGATAGTATGGAGTGGGCATGGAATAGTGCCGAAAATGAACGGCAACGTATTGCGGATTTAACTGCAGCCAAACTTGAAATAGGTGCTAAAGCTGACGCAGCACAGGCTGACCTAGACTTTAAAACTTCCGCTAGTTGGGGTAATCTTGTAGCTACTATGTTTACATCTCCTATGGGTGGTGATACACTACTGGGTAAAGGTCTTAACTTTGTCAGTGGTTTATTTTAATAAGAGGAAGTAACGATGAACACTAATCCTGTAACAAAAGCCTATACAAATCTTGGTATAGTAGAAGATAAAGAAGAAGTAAAGCCTGTTATGGGTACGGGTTTGTTGTCTCGTAATATTCAACCTAAAGATACACCAAAGTTAAATCAACCTTTGGACAGAGTTAAACAGTACGTAAAGAATATTCGTAACGCAAGAAAGCAGATAACCAATGGCTGAATTATCTAAATCTACCTTTGACTATCCTATTCCCGGTCAAGGTATGACCGCAGAGGTAGGTAGTAGACCTTGGCAAAATCCACCACAGTACACTACTGTAGAGGAAGCACTTGAATTTTACATCCCCCGTCTTGTTTCCGATGACATATATGACTCCTTGCTTGACAGTATGGAGTTAGGTATACCACTAACTACTATGGCTGACTCTATGCAATCTGCAGGTGTTATGCAGGGTATGCACACAATTGATGTAGGTATTCTTGTAACACCAGTAATTGTTGAGATGTTGGCATACATAGGTGATGATGCAGGTATTGATTACGAACTTGGAATTGAACAGCGTATTGACGAAGACAAAGTTAGTGATACTAAAATTGCACTTGCCTTAAAGAAAATGCGTAAAGAATTACCAGTGGCGCTAGAAGAAAAAGAAGAAGAAACTATGCCTATGGATGCAGATGAAACTGAACCACGTCCTAGTGGTCTTATGGCGAGGAGATCATAATGGCATTTAACTTAGCAGGATTTGGTGCTGGCTTTGCTGGCAAGTTATCGGAAAGATTAGATGAAGATCGTGTACGTGCAGAAAAACTGATTGATGAAAATCGTCAGATTGCTACACGTCAGCGACTAGCTAAACAAGCACAAAGAGATCAAGAAAAGAAAATTGCAGAAGAACTTGCAAGTAAACTTAGCCTTTACTTTACTCCAGAACAAGCTTCGGAAATTATGGGAAGAGGCATAGGTGCAGCGCAAGAAACCTTACGCATGAGTGGTGATCTTGTGTCTAAAGGATTTTCTCCTGCACCACTACTTAACTTTTCTTCTTCGCAAAGTATGTCCGAAGCAGAAACAGACGAGTTAATTTCAAACATTGCTACAGCCCCAAGTGCAGGTACGGCAACAGCGGCAGCCGAGACAGGTGATTTGGAAGCAACTTCGACTAATGCTACACCTACTAAAAATGGTATTTTAAATTTAGATTACTATACTAGCAGCATGAAACCTGCAGATGAAGAACAGGCTACGCTAGATGCTGCGTATGCTATTGCTATTCAAAAATCTATCAAGGGTAAAACTCCAGAGATTAGAAAGAAACAATCTGAATTAGCTAATGAGCTACTCGCACAGATAAAAGCAAAAGATGCAGCTTTAAAAACGGACGATAGCTCCGCTAGTTCAAGCCCCTTTAGTAAATCTACTGTAGAGAGTATGCTAAAAACTCAAATGAAATTAGCATTAGAGTCTAACGATTTTTCTGTAGACTTAGAAGGAAGGCTATCTCAAAAAATTGGGGACCGAGTACCTGAGTATAACGTAGCCGTTATTGTAGCTAATAAAAATGTTCGCACCCTTAACACAGGTGATGACAATAACCCTATGAGTACACAAGTAAATCAAATAACAAAAAGTAATGTTCAAAACGCCGTTAAGAAAATACAACTACACGCACGTAATCAACACTCTATGGAACCTACTTCCCAATTAACAGATCGTAGAGTCAATCCAACTGAACCCTTTGAACGCTTCGCAACAAATGAGAGCGGTAAACAAGTGGACGTGCTACAGCAACGTGCAAGTCAAGGAGCCTACAAGATTGGTGACATTGTTTATGTTACTGAAGTACAAGATGGTATACCTGTAACAAAGATACACGTATATACAGGAGTGTACACGTCAGATAAACATAAGAATTTTATTGATGCAGGTAGAATCTAGATGAATGATGCTTTGTTTAACGACATTGAAGAAAAAGAAGTCTATACTACAACTACTCTACCCACAGAAACAGACTCTAATACTTTATTCAATGACATAGATGATGAACCTACCTATGTTCCGCCGGAATCAACACTGCCTTTGCAAGAGGGCGGTGTTCCTGTGTTTAATGATATAGAAACTGACGAAGAAAATTTTGATATATCTATTGATCCGGCAGTCGAAGAACCTATTATACCTCAAGATGAAACGCTTCCTGTAACACAGGATGTATCTCAAATTGACGATCTTATTTCAAAATTATTTGATGACAATCTTGAAATGCGTAGAGAACAGGTAGTAAATGAAGACTACTACAATGCTCAACTTAAAGTAGCAAATAAAGAAATTGCAAAAGAAAATAAATTTTTACAAGGGTTAGCGGATGCACGTGGAGTACCCCTATCCGTTGTAAAAGAAGAGATGGCGAGTAAAAATCCAGATTCACAGTTGATGTTGTCTGCAGATCAACGTGTTAAAGAACGCATACTCACTCATATAGAAGGCGCACAAGGACAAAAAGATGCCTTGCTTGCCAGACTAAAAAGTAATAATTTTGTTACAAGTGGTCTTACTTCTAAGCTACTTGAAGCTGCAGAAAACGGTACGTTAAATTTACCACAAGTAAATGCGATAGTATTTGCAGACGAAATGTTAAATCCCTTAACGGCAGTTGCTGAAGTGCCACAGCATTTTGCTAATGTACAGGAGCATGTTGCTAACGGTGAGTACGGTTCAGCCGCTGCCGATGTAGTATGGGCAGGATTAGATGCAGCAACTGCTTTACCGGGAGCAGCTCTACTTACTAAAGGAGTAACAAAGGTATGGAAAAAAGTAGGTAGTGGCGGTGAATATAACCGTGTACAAGATGCAATGCTTAATGAGAGTAAGCTTGGTGAGGAAATACGTAAAGCTAATAAAATAAAAGCCAAAGCTAATGCAGACATTAAAGATGAACTAATAATAAACTTTCAAAACCGTACCGATGTAGACATTTCAAGACAGAATAAAGATGGTAGCCTGACCATTGACCCTGTTAAAGTTCGTGCCGCAGGTAAGACTAAAGTAAAAGACTACTATGTAGATGGTGTGTATGAAGGTAGAATTGCTGACGGTGACATAAACCCATTAGATGAATTGGGTTTTGATGACGAAGATGTATTGGCAATACCAATGCTTAACCCCGAAAAACTGGACGCATTAGTTGGTGTTGTTGCAGACTTGCGTAAAAGCAATCCCGATCTTTTAAAGGTTGGTTCTGACAGACCACTAGTAGATCAGCTGTTTGATCTTACCGTTACAAAAGATTTACTTGCTGATGATACCCTATACAACATCTTAAATAAACACGGTATGTCATACGAAGATTACATGCTTGGTGTAGTAGGGTCTGTGTCAGAAGCGGGTCGTCTGCTAAATAGAGTTAGCCAGATGTCGAGGTTTAAACCTAAAGGTATGACGGAAAGACGTGCGGAACTTGCCAATCGTGCATCACAAAAAGGTATTGCAAAGTTTTGGTCTAGTACCGTGCTACGTACTGAGAATATCCGTAGAGGTCTAATGGTATCCTCTCTTGCTACAGCTGCACGTAACCTCCAGTCAGGTGTTATTCGTGCTCCTATGGAAGGGCTTGGAAATGTATTTGATACTGCCCTTATTACATATGCTAAAGCTGCAAGTGAAGGAGACAGGATAGGTGGTATAGTTGGTGCAACTAAAAATGTTATGCCATTTGTTCGTGATGGAACCTATTCAAATGCTTTCCGCCAAATGAAATATATGTTTGCGGATCAAAATACTGCAGAGCAATATACAAATTATATTTTAGATAGGCCCGAACTGGCCCAACAGTTTGAGCGTCTCAGCAGTAACATTGCAGAACTACAGGAGTTAACTGGCAGAGGACAGGCTACTACTCGTGTTGGTCAGGGTTTAGATGCAATGGCTTCTACCCTTGAGGATGGTGTTGCGTTTCTCAATACACCTAACCGTTGGCAAGAGATGATGTTACGTCGATCTACTTTCTTTTCGGAAATAGAAAGATTAACTAGCGCAGAGTGGGGTATTGATTTACGTAAGACGTTGGATGAAGGGCGCATCAAAGATGTAATAAATGACGCACCTGATTTGCGTGGTAAGAATGGTAGGTCTTTTATAGATATTATGGATGAAGCTACTACAAAAGCATTAGACGTTACATACGCAAAGCAACCCGACTTCTATCCTTTTAAAGTAATCTCGGATACAATTACTAAATCCGGTCTTACCGTTATTGTACCGTTCCCTCGCTTCATGTTTAACTCTATGGAGTACATGGCACAGAACGTAGGTGGTGTGGGTATCATGGCTGTTCGTAAAGCTATGTTTAAGGATACACGTGGTGTTCTTACGGCAAGAGACAGGCAAGATATAACACGTAATCTTGTAGGTATAGCGGCAATAACTGGTATGTATCAGTACAGAAAATCTGATGATGCAGGTGAGCGTTACGAATCTATGGAATACGATGGTAATCAGGTTGATCTTACGCCTGTATATCCTATGCGACAAATTGGATGGGTAGCAGAGTTTGCGAGACGTGCGGAAGAAGGTACACTTGATACATGGTATGGCGCAGACATGGATCATATAGCTGAGACATGGCTAGGTACATCTGCACGTACTGGTGTAGGTAACGTAATGATTGATGAAATCCGTGACATAATTGTTGGTACGGAGGATATGGTAGACCAGAATAGACGGGCTAAAGCTATTGGCGGTGCCGTTGGGCAGTACGTAAACACTTTTCTTACTCCTCTGTTTCAAGGTGTAGAGGCACAACGTGCTGCAGGTATAAAGAGTGACGTGTACGTAGATGCCGCCAGCGATCCTACATTAAATGATGACTGGTCTACATCTTTTGGTAGTGGTTTTAGTAGGTCACTTATTCAAAGAGGTATAGCTGCCCCTTCTTATGAGGAGGAAATGCCAAATAGGGTATCAATAAACACAGGGGATATAAAGAGATACGATCCACTAAAGAAACTGTTTCTTGGTTTAAATATAAAAGAGGCAGACAGTGATTTAACAGAGTATCTTTTAGAGATTGGTTTTGAAGACCCTACATATGAGCTAGGTAGTAGGTCTAAAGTACCTTCTGAAAAACGTGCAGAAAATCAATACCTATCTGCTATATTACCTCTTGTTGCTGAAGTATCAAAAGAACTTGCACAAGATATGGGCGGTAGTAAAAGTGAGCAACACAAGATTGCACGTAAGTACATTAAAGATTTGTTAGCGGATGCTAAACAAGACTTTCTTACAGATGGGTTCGCATCTCCTTACGCTACTGCGGTTGATGACTTATCCCGTGTTCCTTACGACGATAGGCAGTACGCTCAGATTATGTTCAAAAAACTAAACGAGGGGAGAAGTCCTGATCCCCGATCCTTAGAGGACATAAGGATGCTTCTGGAATTAGCGGAAGATGCAATGTAAAAGAGGGGGCAATTAAGCCCCCTTTAATTTTGTCTATAGCTAACTTCGTTACACTATCGTGTGTCGCCACTACCACCAATTGTACCCTGTTCTTTTCGCCTAGACAGTTTCATTTCATTCTGACTTGCAATCATGCCTAGAGTAAGGTTGAGGTCAGTAGCAAGTGCAGCACAGTACCACAACACATCACCTATCTCACTGGCAATCTGTTCTCGCCAGTCATCTGGCCTATTGTCAGGCCCATCACGTACAAGCTTCTTTACTTTGTTGGCTACCTCACCTGCTTCACCTGCAAGTCCTAGTGCAGGGTACAGTATACGATGCTCATCTGGATAGATGGCAGTTTCGGATGCACTACGTTGGTAGGAATTAAAATCAGACATGCTGTACTTCTCCTTTAAAAATTGTTCTGCCTCTTGTTTTAGATTCATACTTCTTTACCCAGTTTAAATTGTCATAGTAAGCTTTGTTGTAGCCCCTATTCCACTCACGGTACTGCATAGTATCCAAAGGATACGGGTTAACATGGTCACCTCTTTTAAAACTATTGTAACCCATTGTCTGCTGTACCCTTAGAGGTGCATCGTATTTACCCAAGCCACGCTGTTGTCTTGTAAGATTTTTCATAAGTATTACTCCTTATGCTACGTTGATTAACTCTGCCTCTTTGTATGGTACGTGGTAAAATTGTTCCCCTTCGTAGATGTTACGTCCTCGTGCCTCACGTAGTTTGTCATCCGTCAGTAGGCTACTGTCAATGCACCATGCTTTAGTCATGTCGCCACTGAAGATGTAGAACTTCAGATTGTTGCCGTGCTTTGACAGTAGTTTCTTTTTACGCTCTGGTATGCGTATCTCAGCCCAATTGGTAGGCCAGTCACCTTTCCACGCAGTCTTTACTTCCGCTTCGCTGTAGTGTTTCTCACCTAGCTTCTCTGTCACTACGTCAGCATCATAGGATTCAGTACTGTCTACCAGTATATGACCATCCTTGAGTAGGTGATTGATTAGTGTATCCTTGGCTACACCATCGTACTTGCCATAAAGATTCTTTGAGAAAGGTTTTCTGTATGCTGCCATTTGTGCTACTCCTCTAAGTACTGTTTAAGTTCTGTGTATCCGCCTACGTGGTTTCCTTTTCTGTCAAATATCTGTGGAACGGTAGTATACCCCGCCTTCCTAATTAATGTCAACAGCCATTTACTACTTGGATCATCTAAAGTATAGTAAGTGTACTGTTTATTTGCACCCTGCAATAGTGCTTTCGCACTATCACAGAAGTTGCACTGTTTCCTTCCTAGTATGACCCACATTACACTAGGTCTACTATTTCACAACTGTCACCGGAGCAAGCCATTGTCTGCATAGACACTGTGTTGTCTTCGTTTTCGTATTCATTAAGAAGTTCCCAATCAATGCTGGTAGGCATCTTGGTAAGCATCTCTTCATACTCTTCTTTAGTGCAGTCCTGATAGGGTGCTTGCTGGTAAGTATGATCTGAGTGTGGCAAGAATGACACACCTGACATCTCATCGAAGTGTTTGTACACAAATGCACCCACTTCCATCCACTCACCGTCACGTACTGAGATAGTCACGGATGGCTTATGTTCGCACCAGTGGCGCTGATAGGTCAACCACAGCTGAAGCTGCTCTACGGCTGTCATATCGTTGCGTGTGACTGCCTGTGTGGGTGACATAACAGGGAAGCTAAACACCACAGTGGAGTCAGGCTTCATAACACAAGGCTCATTAGGAATGCCTTGGTCAATCATGAAGTTTGTCAGAGGGTCTTTGTTATCGCCACGGACAGTCCGAATATAATAGGGGCTGTGACGAGCATGAATACCAGAAGCAGAGTCAACCAACTGTGATACCGTACCGGAAGGTTTAACGCAGCTGATACTAGCAGAAGCAGGGATGCCAAGCAGGTCAGCCCACTCAGCGTTAGTAGCGACAGCGATAGAACGTAAATGCTCAAGGGTCTTATCCAATCCTTTGTTAGAGTTAGTCATAAGTGGGTTGTCCATAATACCAGTCATAGACACACCAAGCAACCGCTCTTCTGCGGTATTGTTCTGCCATACCTTACGTAGGTAGGGGAACTTAATCATGGTAGACTGGATCGTACCCAAGATAGTAGCAAGTTTAACCTTACGCTCAAGGTCAGCCAGTGTATCCGTTGCTCGTACAACACACTCCGTTAGGTTGCAAAACTGATATGGGCGTAAAATTATTTCCGAACAAGGGTTTGTACCGAACTCGTAGTTAGGATCACGTCTACCAAACTTAGCTGCTTGCTTCTTGGATGCTTCACGGTTGAAGATACCACGTTCACCGGACTTTGATTCAACCAAAGACAACCACTCACGCATAAATGTTTCCATGTCTGGCTTTTCTGTGTACGCTACGGAGTTGTTAGCCAAGGCACGGTGACCCGCTGTCTCCCACCACTGACCTGACTTAGCGTGACGCATACGGTCATCTGACAGGTTAGACAGTGAGATCATAGCAGAGCGGCGCACACCACCTACAACAACGATCTGACCAATAAAGCACATCAAGTCGTGACATTCCATAGAGGATAGCTTACGTCCTTGTGCAGCCTTGAACGTAGACACAGCGAAGTTAAACAACTCTACAAGAGGTGCTGGGCCTGATGCCCTACCGCCGAATGTTTTTAGTCTTGCACCTGCAGGACGAACCTGTGACACATCCCACTTAGGGATTTCACCAGCCCATAGGAGAGCAAGAACTTGACGGAACCCTTTAGCCCAACCTTCCTTACTGTCCTTAACGACAACGACAGACTCACTCTGGAACAACTCTGGCACTTCTGGAAGCTTGCTGATGAACTGCCGCTCTACACTGAACCCTACGCCAGTGCCACAGAGAAGGATGTACATAGCCTCATCGAATGATTTGGGGTCATCGACAGGCAAGTAACTACAGTTGTACCCTGCCGTGTTGTCACGGTCTAGGGCTGGACCTGCAGTCATCATAGCTCGCATAGATGGCATGATCTCTTGACCAAGGATAGCTTGCTCAATGCTGTCAATATAACTATTATCTACTTTAACTGCACGGCGTACTACATTATCCATATAGCGGCCTACTGTTTCACCCCATGACTCACGCCCCTTGCCATCAAAGTACTTAGCGTAGCGTGATTTGTGGATGAATGCTTGATAGTCTGTTGGTAATTGATTGCTCATATTACATTACTCCGATATTGTTTTTACTGTTTTAATGTTCCACCCATCTACGTCAAAGATAAGCTCGTGTAGTACACTCTCTACTTCTTCCGTAACGGCTCCGTCTGTTGGCATTGGATAGTCTTCTTCATCTATGTCAAGTGTGAGGAATACTTTAACTATCATATCAATACTCCTTAGTATTAAAAGTTAACACGTATGACATTTTCTTCTACCTCTTTAATCTTTGGTGTAATTTCTTCTTCTACTTCTTCATACGAAATGTCTTCCGCAATGCTTGACAGGATAGTACGTACACTTTCGTGTTCCTCCAACGCTGGTACTGCAGCACACACAAGCTGTGATAGCTTCATGAGACTGTAGTGATCTTCGTCTGACATGTTGTTTTCTCCAGTTGTAACGCTACCAACTAGCAACTCCCCTGTCCAGTTACCTTGTTCATCCAAGAACGGAGACAAACGAATGATGTAATCATTGGCGTCAAAGTCTACGAACACGGGAAGGTTTTCATCCTCATTCATTTTTTCTGTCTCCTTTTAACTTTCTTGTACGGGCAGTGTATTAATGCCGGGTGCATGTCCTTGCCCTTCTCATGCAACCAATCTTCTGGAATGATGCGGTCACTATATTGTATACCATTCTTTTCACACCATTGTCCATAGGTAGTTTTAGCACCCTTGCTTAACTTACGTTTACTACTGGTAAATACAAATCGTATATCCAGCTTAGGGTGCTGCTCCTTAACAGCTAAATGTTTCCGTCTGTCGTCAGCCGTAAACAACCCCTTTGTCTCAATCATGATGCCGTTACCCAGTACAAAGTCTGGAGTATAAGTACGGTACATGAGGTCTTCCCACTCTATCTTTACCTTTTCATATTTAAACTTTACTTTGTGTTCTACAAGGTATTCTTTTGTGCGAAGTTCAAGACCACTCCTATACCCGTGCTTCATTGCGGCAGCAAATTGAGATGCCTTCATGTTAGTCTCCCGATTTGATGTACGCCACAATGGGTTTAGTACGTGCCTGTGATACCTTTGATGGTAGCTCCTCAATGTCGTAGCAAGAGAAGCGATAGTCACAGAACTTGCAGCTGTCATTGAGTACCAAGTTACCAGATGGTTTACCTCTAAAGGTTTCCGGTACAGGGCTGAAGCAACGCTTGAACTCGTTAGCGTTTACCGTTTCAATGTTACTCTCCAGCTTGTCCAGTTCTTCTTGCAAGTCCATACCATCTGCAGGTACATACTTGATGTTGCCATTGGCTTTGTTGACAACCCACCAGCCACCTACCTTTTTACCAGAGGCTTTGGCGTAGCCAGCTAACTGTCCTACGTAACCAAATGGATCACTCTTCTTTAGTGTGTCAAAGGATTCAAACTTGTTTCGGTATGACCAGTCAGATGCAGACTTAACGTCATCTACTGCACCATCCATAACCAAGTCGTAGCTGCCTTTGATCTTGTGTTCCCCTAGCTCTAGTGTAACGAAGTTATCTTCATCGTTGTAATCAACCTTGGCTTCTTTGAGTATACCTTTGAATGCAGCTTCAACGATGTCACCTAGTAGCATGTTCATTACAAATGTGGTCGGCAGTGGTAGGGCTTTCTCTGGCTCATTCTTAGCGAACCAGAGTTGGCAAGTAGGTTTACCAATGTTAGACATACGTAAACGAAACTCGTCACGCCCTTTGCCACTACCGAACTGGCGGCGCATAGCATCCATTACATCCTTGCCAACTTGTTCAATAGTCTCTTCGGACATTGTTGACTTACCGGATGTAGCATCTTCCAGATACTGATTGATCGCCAGTTCAGCAGGATGATTCATTATGCAAAGTCCTCTTCGCTGATGTCAACGAATGCTTCCACCGTATCTACATCAACGTCTTCGTTCTTGTGCATATTCTCATCCCATGTATTCAGAATGTATGTGTTGTAGTTCTGAATCCACGCCATGAAGTTACCGAATATTTCCTGTGTAACATTGTCCATCTCTAACGTGTTACCCAGATCAAGGTCAGCGTTTGGTACATAGAAGCTGCTACCATTTGGTAGTGGTACTTCACGTGTTGTACAGTTGATGTTGTGTTGAGGTGGTAACCTACGCATCTTGGTCAGCTTGACAAACTGTTCGCCCATAGTCTTGAAGGCATCACGGTTGTCTACTTCCCAGATGAATGGTGTCACTTCTACATCTACCGCATTGCCATCTGCATCTGTAGGGTTGATTAACTCCACAGTACCAAAGATTGCACGGACACGTTTGATAGACTTGATAAGGTCTTTCATGTTGTCCGGTAGTGCCGCCCAGTCTTTGATAAAACCAGCGGGTTTACCACAGTTGAAGCCACCGTCATTGTCCTTCATGTCACCGTTAAGATCGGTAGCCATGACGGTCTTGACGAAGCGGTTAGCTGTGTTGTCGTTGCCCTTGATGAACTTCTTGTACATGAAACGCTGCAAGAATGGGCGGATGTTTGCACCCTCTGCATAGTACGTAGGTCCATCAGGAATTTCTAGTTTGTATGTACCACCACCGATGACCTCTACGTTCTTCATCTTACCATTGACCTCTTGCTGGCCCATGATAGGTGTGTGGTGGATACGTAACCGTGCAAGTGTGCTTGCTTTGCTGCTTGCCTTTGGTGCTTCTGCCTCCATGCCCATAGCCTTTGCCATTGCAGAGAAGTTGTTGGTGTCGATTGTTGCTACTTCATTCATATTGTAGTCTCCTTTTGATAAAGCGAAAGTTAGTTATATCATGCTACGTCTTTTGTGTCAAGCCAATTAGGACCAATCTTTGCCTCAAGTAGAAGTGGTATGTTAAAATCAATACCCCACTTTCTATTGACGATTGGTATAAGCTTGTCATTCGCAGCTTGTATTACACGTAGTACCATGTCCTCTTCTTCTGGGTGTATGTCAATTACAATTGAGTCATGCACCGTGTTTACTACGCAGCTACGTAGCTTGTTTGCCGTTAGTAACTTATCAATGTATATCAGAGATATTGGTACTATGTCAGCAGTTGCAAACGATTGTACAGGATAATTTTTAATCTGTGTGAAATATGTCACACCCCCATACCGTCTACGTGTTACATCGGGAAAGGAGAACTCCCTACCTGATGGTGTTGTGATCATGCCAGTGTTGAGTGCCTCAGTAGCCAAGCTCTTGTGCCAGTTGGCAACACCTGCATACTTTGTCGTAAACTGTTTGTAGTATGCCGCTTCTGCCTCTGATCTACCGAAACCACTAGCCCCATACAAAGGAGCAAAGGTATGTGCCTTGGCCTCTTGCCGTGACATAGGTTGACCTGCATCCGAGATAACTTGTGCAGTATAACTGTGTACGTCGAAGCCTGTAACAACCTCGTCAATAGCTGTCCTGTCCTGTGATAGGAATGCAGCGACACGAAACTCAAGCTGTGCGAAGTCAGCTTCCATAATCTTGCCACCCTCCCAGCGAGACACGAACACTTTCTTGACGGGGAATGTACCGCCACGTGGCATGTTCTGCATGTTGGGGTCTGCACCCGATAGTCGGCCTGTACCTGTACGATGCTGTAACAAACGTACATGCAACAAACCATCTGGCTTCATGTGGTTGGAGATACCCTCAACAAAACTACTGAGGTATGTCTCAACGGCTGAGAGCCTACGAACATTACGTAGGAATGTCTCTGCCTCTTTCATGCCACGTGAACGTGCAATACCTTCCAAGAATATTAGGTTGTCTTTACCTGTACCGAATCCGTTAGCACTAACCCACTTGGAGTTAGGTGGTGTGAACTTTAGGCCAGCAATGTTATTACCCATATCACTAAAGATATATCCAACAGAGTTACAATTGCTGCATTTATTTGGTCTAGCATATAATGTCCCATCCTTCTTTTGTTTACGTATCTGTCCACTACCCTTGCATGTACTGCACTGGTGTGCTTTCTGCTTGTACAACTTGTCACTGTGTCTGCTGACTGTGCGCTTGTATTCTGCATCAGGCATACGTTCATCGAACAAGTCAGCCCATACTTTCTTGTCGTGTGGCTTACGGCTGTAGATCACCCAAGACAATTGCTCTGGGCTGTTGAGGTTGATAGGTCTGTCACCCATCAAGTCAGCTGCCTGTTCCTCTAGTGCAATCTTGAGTAGGTTGCGTTCACTCTCGAACTCCTGACGCACTTTGTCTAGTGCAGCTAGGTCAACCTTGAAGCCACGTTGGTATATACGTGCAAGGTGTACAGCCAACTGGTTGGTCAACTCTAGGGTTGGCACTAAGGAGGTGCATCCCTCGTACTTGGTCTGCAAAGTAATGTACAACTGTTGAGTTGCATGTAGATCGTGTGACAAATATTCCGATAATTCATCATGAGGAATATCACGTGTGGAATATCCATTCTTAAAGTACTCCTTCAATGTGTCTTGCTTTTGTGTGTCAAGAGCGTAGCGTTCTGCACAAGCCTCAAGGGACAGAGGTTGTTTCTGTCCACGTTGTAGTACGTACTCGCCAAGCATGGTGTCGTATACGTTACCATCATAGGTAAAACCTGACTCCCACAACCACAAAAGATCGTGTGGTGCGTTGTGTGCTATAAGCAAAGACGTATTGTCTAGTGCGTCTTGTACAATGCGGTGACCATTGGGGGTAGGTGCATGGTCTGCATGATCAAATGTGACAATGGTTTCTACACCGTTGTCTTCTAACATACCTACCATCACCAACGTATTCTCTGGCTCAAACGGATCAAGGTGTAACTTGCCATTGCGTTTGACCGTTGTATTTTCTACGTCAAGTGTTAGGTGTCTCATATATTCTCCTGTTGCTAGGACCAAACGTCCCATTCATCCGTTAGTAATGTATCATTTTTGTACACCCTGTCAAGTGCATCTTCAAACTCTTTATCGTTTGCGTATCTTTTCATGGCCTCAACTGCCTCAGTTACACTAAGGTTGTTTTCGATCATTGCGTTGTACAATTTAATTTCTGATGCCTGTGTTGCTGTACTCATTGTACCGTCACTCCTTTCCCTGTAGATGTATCAATCGTTCCAAGTACCACTGTGCTTTCAGCAAGTCTTCCTGTTTATTCTTGTAACGCCAGCGGTGTAGGTACTTAGCGATGTTACCACGTAAGTATCCTATGTACTCCTCTGTAGTTAGAAAGTCTTGGATGTAATCAATACATTCTATCTTACCTCTGCCGTAGTGTGGCGGGTTGTTTACATTATCTGGTGTATGTTCTGACAATACATTCTCCTCAAAGTCTTCGTGCTTTTTCACCAAGCGTTTCCATTCACTATTAATCATTCTTCCTCCAGACAGAAGCCACACCATGTGCCTCTACTAGCATTACCACAACTGACACACTTGCGCCACATGTTTTTTTCATTACGATCAAGAGATGCCTTACGTTCTTCTGGTGTCATAGGTCTGATGTCCGTGAAGTCTGCCTCTAAAGGCCATTCATTATCAGTCATCGGAGTTATCCGTCAGTGCATCCCATGATACAGGGAATAGTTCAATCATCTTGTGGTCGATCTGTTGTGCAACTACCCGTGTCTCTGCCTGTGTGTCAGACTTGCAACGCAGGTTACACATATCAGCAAAGGCATCAAGGCTACCTGACCAGTACCACTCAGTCATGGTGGACTGTGGCAGAACCATACGGGCTTGCTCAGGAGCTACACCCTGTTCCAGTAGGTAGCTATATGTCTCTAGACTGTAGACATTTATCTCAGTCGGGTGGTAGGCTTGCCGCATTTGGTGATCCTCATAGAGTGTAACGACACCCTCAGACCCCTGCTTCTTATCGGCACTACGTCCACGCCACGCATCAGGTACATAGAACTCAGGTTCATCATCAACATACCTACGACTAATCTCGTTCCATCTCAAGAACTTATGCTTGACTAGCTGTCGTGCTACAAAGATAGGAGCCTTGATGTGGAAGCTGGCGAAGCAATGACCGAATGGGCTGATGTGCTTGTGCTGGGCAAGATAACGGATCAGCTTATCATCTTTCTTCTTGAGCTTGGGTGGTCCCCAAGGATCGTCTTCCATCTCGCTTGTCTTACCGAATGACACACGAGCTGCGTTAGCTACAGTCAAGTCGCTGCCCATGTGGTCAATGTATGTTACTTTAATCATCTATCTGTACCCCAATACATTCGATTGTCTCACTGTTTTCGTTCACCATAACTGCCGCATCCTTCAGGGCAGCTTTGCAAACAGTCTCATTGTCATACGTACCTAAGTGGTAGTATCGCACACCAGTCTCAGGGACAACGACAAACCATATTAACAACCATATTGTATTCATGTTATCGACTCCCATAGTATGTCTATTGCTTCGTCTTCCGATAAGCTGAACCATTCACCGTTGTCCGGTTTGTTCCAAGGTTGCTTTGTCTTGGCTGCACCAAGCAAGTGTGCCTTACGTTCTGACTCATTGTAGTCAGCGCATTGTACACAGTGTACTAGCTTGTAGTCTCTCTTGGGTGAGCCTGTTTGGTAGTTGTTCAACCTAACTTCTGCGTCACGAGACTTACCTATCTTGATCCAACCGGGCCAAGCTTCATTGGATAGTGCGTACACATACCCTGCTTGCACTTGTTCATCTGCGAATGCGTCTATGTCTTCCTGTGTAATCACTGTATGGCCTCCTCTACTTCTTCCAGTGCTTCATCAATCTCAACTACTACATCGGCAAGCTGGTTGTGTTTGTCTATTGTTTCCAACAATGCCTTTTGAAAGGTTGCAAGGTTCTCTCTCTGCTTGTGCTGATCCCATAGAATGAGACCAATACAAGTAAAGAAACCAATGTCCAGTAGCGCAGATATATCTATCATGATACGTACCGTGCAATCTTGTACTCCAGATCGGTGTGTACAATACCGTGCCATCCTGACAACTTGTTCTTCACCACATTGATGTGACGCTGATTGTCTTCTTCCTCTTGACCCTCAACTGTGGGGTTCTTGGAGATCATAATCATCAGGTCTGCCTCTGCCGCTTTGCCTGTACGTGAGCCTTCCATCATAGCTTGGTTGAGTACAACCTTACCCTCTGCCTCTGCCGATAGCTGAGACATGTAGAATACTGCACAGTCCTGTTGCTTTGCAATCTGACGAGCATGTATGGCGTTAGCCTTGAGTGCTTCATCAGGACGTGAGAAGCCAGCGGTACGAGCAAACTTGTCACCCATGTCTAGTATAACTATGTCAGGTTTGTACGACTTGCACACTGACTCAACCCAATTCATGTCACGGCCTGTTGCATCCTTGAACATAACCTTGTCACGTATCTTACTAAAGATAGACATAGCCTGTACCCTGTTCGTTACGATCTCATGCTTGTCCATACCTGTAGCTGCCGTAATGTATCGGTGAGCTACACGGTGGTAGCCTTCCTCGTTACATAGTACAATAACCTTAGCACCCTGCCACGCAAAGCCGTTAGGCCCAGCAACAAGTGAAGCATGGAAGGATGTCTTGCCTGTGTTTGGTCTAGCACCTACCTCAATCAGGTGACCAGCATTGATACCCTCAACCTTACGTGTCAAGGTAGGGATGTTGAATGTCCACTGTGACTCAAGGTCAGTCATTGCAATGATTGTGTCTAGGTCAATGTCCTCCCACTCAACCTTGAGGTTGGGAGTGAAGTCATCACCGTACTGCTCAAGCATCTGACGTAGTGGATCAAGGCTGGACTTGCTGCCATTTACATAGTCGAAGCCAAGGTTGGCAATGTCTTCGCCTACTACCTGTTGGAACAGCTTGGAGAGCACCTCCTGTGCTACGTCACTGCCCATTGGCTGTTCCTTACTCACTTGTACGAACAGGTGGCTGTATGCCTGTTTCTGTGCCGTTGTGAGGGTAGGGTTATTAGCCATGAACAGAGCCTCAATCTCTGCCGGAGTTACAGTACGCTCATAGCGATCCATAGCTGTGTCGATTGCTTGCTTGATCTTGCGAACATCCTTGCTGAACAATCTGTCGGGGCAACGTGCGCCACGATGATCGTCATAGAAAGTCTTGTCCATCAAGCTACGAATAAGGGATAGTTCCATTGGGGTTATTCTCCTAGTGATGAAAGGTTTGCCATGTCGGTTGGCATTCGGTATTTGATGTCGTCTGTTAGTCGTAGAACCTTCACGGTATCTACGTAGCCTCGTAATTCTTTTGCAAATTGCAGTGTCTTGGGTAGTGCGTCAGGGTCTAGTGCAATTATAGCCGTTGAGAACTGCGATAAGTACTCCTTATGTCCATTGGACAATGATGTACCCAACACTGCTACCCCAACACATACACCACTGCCTACAACGGCAGCACTTATGCAATCCTCAACGACTACCGCAGTTTTACCACGTCCGAAACTATATGGCAATACACTTTTACCATATCTTTTCCACTTAGGTATACGATTACCAAGTGATCTGCCCGTGGCATCTACGGTGACTCCATTGTGTACAACAGGGAACACCACACGATGTTCCTTCACATCGTACATAAGACCTAGCTGTTGTGCATCAAGCTCCCACTTGTCACAGAAACCTGACAGCTTTGAGTAGTCTCGCACAAACCATTCCGGTCTAGTGAAAGTTGTAGTGTGTGTCTCTTCTGCAACATGCCCAAGAGACTTGCGAATGTCCTCCGCTGTGAGTGTGGTACGAGTACCACCTGATACGGAACAACTAGCCTTGTAGCAATTCCATACGATAGAACCCATGTTATTTGTAACGGTGAAGGTGTTCTTACTATTACATGATGGACAAGTCATACGTCTTGTCTCACCATTAACTAGTGATAGATCACTTATAATGTTATTTATATTCATAGGTACTATTCACTTTCTGTGTTACGAGTTACCACTCGATTGTACACGGACATTTCTTTGTGTCAAGGCACTATTTGCAGAGTGGTACGTATTTTTTAGATAGGGTTTCACGGAAGACACATGTGCATGGCCCGTCACTGACATGACTTGGGGTAGTGGGACACCTGCATCTACCATCTGTGTAACTCCTGTTCTACGTAAGTCCATTAGACGTAAATCCTCTGGCAGTTTAGCCAGCCTCATTACCCTACGGCCTACCTTCGACAGCCTCTCCATTGCATACGGTACGTATTTACCTAGCACAGGGCGAGGATGTGGTGCTACGTACTCTTGAAAACCAAAGTCATTACGCTGATCGTTGAGCATAATGCACAGGTCATCAGAGATTGGCAGTGTAACGTCAGCCCTACGCTTACTCTGTTCGAGGTTAAGTACTTGTTTTGCCAAGTCAATATTCTCCCACTTGAGATTACGCATGTCACCAAGACGCTGACACCATTCGTATGCCATCTGCACAATGAGACCAAGGTTGCGGTACTCATAGTCGCTGTACGCTACATCAAGGAACCGGATAACGTCATCGTGTGACCACACTACCTTACGTTGCGGTGTAGATTTACGTTTGATGTTAGCCCAAGGGTTCTGTGTAGTGTGTCCCATTTGTATGGCGTAGTTGTATACCCTACTGGCACAGGTTGCAGCATGATTGGCGAAGCTGATACCTCTCTTCACCCACTCCTCGTATGCAGCCTTTGCAATCTTTGGTGTGACCATCTCGTACTTACGTGTACCCATAGTCTGATGTAGTACCGTCAGGAAGTATCTATAATCCACCTTAGTATTGGGACGTAACATATTGAAATCGTTAGATTGATAGTAGAAGTTTATCAAGTCAGTCACCTTGCTGTTAGGCTTTACTTGTACAACAAGAGATTGCTCATGCCTCCACGCATCAATGGCTGCGTTGTGTTCCTTCACAATCTTACGCACCTCTTTGATGTCACTGCGATACTCTTCACGTTGCACCACACCTTCATCCACAAGGGACTGTGGTGGGTTGAAGCGGTATGAGATCACCCCAGAGGGTGACACTCGTTCTTGTACGTAGCGTGGTAGCTTAGGCATTACACTTTTCCTGTACAAATTGATACGTGCTTACAGCAAGCGCATGTATTTCATCAAAAATATCATCTCTATCTCGA